CAAATTAATGTTAAAGGATACCAATGACCGAACATGAACAAAACCTACGCGACTTGGCGTCAATGTTTGCAATGGCTGGGCTGCTGAGGAACAGCGAGATGACTGCGCCCGAAATTGTAGATAAGGCACATAAGGTCGCTGACCTTTGGTTGGAAGCGCGTAACCCCACCCAAGAAGGTGGCATTGCCGACATAACAACCAAGAGGAAGTATGGACGAAAAGCCACTGATTAAATACACATGGTCGTACTCTTCTCTTGATTTGTTTAAGCAGTGCCCTTACAAGTACTACCGATTGCGGGTTAAGAAAGATATTAAGGAGTCGCCCTCTACTCAGATGACCTATGGGTTGGAGGCGCACAAGGTTGCCGAAGAGTTTATAAGGGATGGAACCCCCATACCTGAGCAGTTTGCCTTTATGCGTGAGCCTCTTGAGCTACTCCGTAAGCGCGAAGGTAAACATCTTTGTGAGTACAAATTAGGAATAGACAGGAATTTCAATCCATGTGGCTTCTATGATAAAGATGTTTGGTGGCGGGGCATCGCTGACTTGATTATCTTGAAAGGTGACCGCGCCTTGGTTGTGGACTACAAGACAGGGAAGTCAAGCAAGTACGCTGACACTAAGCAGTTAGAGGTTCTGTCTCTTGCGGTGTTCAAGCATTTCCCCGAGGTAACAAGGGTGAAGGCGGGGCTGCTGTTCGTGGTCGCCAATGATTTTGTGCCCGCAGAGTTTCACGTGGAACAACAAGGGGTGTACTGGACACGTTGGATTGAGGACACCAATAGACTGGAGAAATCCATTGAGTTAGATGTATGGAACCCCCGGCCCAACTTTACCTGCAAAGGTTGGTGCCCGGTAAAAGATTGCGTGCATAATGGTAAAACTTCGTATCGTTAGGAATAATCATGCCCTACAAAAACAAAGCCGACAGAAAATACGACCAAGCCGCCAGCTACGAGGATAGCCCCGATCAGGTTAAGAACCGCATGCAACGCAACGCCGCCCGTGCTAAGTTGGCGAAAGCTGGCAAGGTTAAGAAAGGTGACGGTAAAGATGTTGCCCACGTAGTTGCCCTTGATAAAGGTGGTGGCAACAAAGACGGGGTGCGCGTCGAGTCCAAGTCTGCTAACCGTTCTTTCCGCAGGGACTCCAAAGGCAATTTGATATCCGAAATTAGCAAAAAAGAACGCAAACGACCTTGACAGCCAACCCACTGTGCGTAGAATGATACGCACTGATGCCGCTCATGTGTTAGGTGCAAGTGATATGAGTGGGGCAGTGGTTGCCTTCGTAATAACTGCATCAGCTAACGCCCCCTCGCTTTCTCCTTTATAGTTGTTTGGGGTGGTGAGTTAGCCGAGTGACTACCGCAAGTAGTCAACCCCCGACTGATTGTGGAAATGCCACTTTCGGTCTATATCCTATTTGGAGCCGGGCAAAAATGACAAGAGCGGAGTTTGAAGCATTGTTAAAAATACAAGATAGGTACTTGCTGATGGGAAAAGTTGTCCGACAGAGGCATGAGAACAGAGAAGAACTACATTCGGCTGATGTAGTCAATAAAAGAAATTACCCTGTTATGGAAGGCATCCCTAAAAAAACAGCGCATGGTGCAGTGCAAAGCTCAATCGCAAAATACTACCGACAAAATGCAAATCATTGACAACAAAGCGTTGCTGCTAAAAGTACGTGACCCAAGCCGCATTACGAACATCATCCCTAAGTCCAAAACTGTAGGCAAAAATGAAGTGCTGGTGAAGTGGGGGCTGGAGGAAGCCCAAGTATTGAAGAACATGCAGGTCAAGAACGTGCCCTCGCCCATTGAGTCGCAGTACGAGTGGACAGGGATGTACAAACCGTTTGACCATCAGAAGGTTACATCGTCGTTCCTCACCATGCACCGCAGGGCGTTCTGCTTCAATGAACAGGGCACAGGCAAAACGTCAAGCGTCATTTGGGCGGCTGACTACCTGATGAACATCGGCGCGATCAAGCGCGTGTTGGTGCTATGCCCGCTGTCAATCATGTCATCGGCATGGGAGGCCGACTTATTTAAATTTGCTATGCACAGGACGTGTGCCATAGCCCATAGCTATTCAAAGGAAAAGCGCATCAGCGCGGCGAACAGTGACGTGGACTTTGTGATCTGCAACTACGACGGTGTGGACATCATCAAAGATAGCGTGAAGAACTTTGATCTCATTGTGATCGACGAGGCCAACGCATACAAGAACGTGGCAACAAAACGATGGAAGCTGCTCAACTCAGCGATACGTCTTGACGCATGGGTATGGATGCTAACTGGCACACCAGCATCGCAGTCACCTACAGACGCATACGGCCTAGCTAAGATGGTCAACCCATCTGGCGTACCGAAGTTTTATGGTGCGTTCCGCGACATGGTGATGCAGAAGGTTACGGCGTTCAAGTGGCTACCTAAGCCAACGTCGGAGAACGTGTTGCATGAAGTGTTGCAGCCAGCCATTCGGTTCACCAAAGAAGAGTGCCTTGACCTACCTGACATGACCTACGTGACTCGTGAGATTCCGTTGACAACTCAGCAGATGCGGTACTACGAGGCTATCCGCAAGAACATGATGACCGTTGCAGCGGGCGAAGAGATAACAACTGTTAATGCAGCAGCCAACCTCAACAAGCTGCTACAGCTTTCATGTGGTGCGGTCTACTCGGACAGTGGGGAAGTGGTGTCGTTTGACGCCAAGAGCCGCATGACAGCACTGCTTGAGGTGATTGAGGAAGCAAGCCACAAGGTCATTGTGTTCGCTCCATTCCGACACGTCATAGATATCCTCTTTGAAGAACTCAAAGCCAATAGCATCCCCTGTGAAGTTATACATGGGGGCGTATCAGCAACGCGCCGTACCGAAATATTTGCCAAGTTTCAGAACGATAAGAACCCACAAGTGCTAGTCATTCAGCCGCAAGCCGCAGCGCATGGAGTCACGCTGCATGCAGCAAACGTGGTGGTGTGGTGGGGGCCGATCACATCTATTGAAACGTACCTACAAGCAAACGCACGTGTGCACCGCGCAGGGCAACGCAACCCCTGTACCGTGGTGCATTTGCAAGGGAGTCCTGTGGAGAAGCGAGTCTACAAGATGTTGTCCGAGAAGGTGGACATTCACACCCGCCTGATTGATCTTTATAAAAATATTGTGGAGGACACTTGACAAAGTAAAGTAGTGGTCTTATACTTGGAACCGGGCACAAAAACCCGACCTTTTACAAACGAAGGAGAGAGCATGAGTGATGTAACTGCTGAGAAACTGACGAAGATATACGTCAAGATACGCGATAAACGCAAGGAACTTGCGAAGCAAGACGAGGATTTGAAAACGCAACTAGATATGGTTAGCGGTCATCTCCTTGAGATTTGCAAGGAACAAGGCGCTTCTACCATTCGTACCGAATTCGGTACGGTGTCTCGGAGGACAACCAAGAACTACTGGACTAGTGATTGGGATTCCTTCTTCAAATTCATCAAAGAACACGATGCTTTCTCGCTGATGTTTCAACGCATCAATAGCGCGAACATGTCGCAATTCCTTGAGGAGAACCCCGATCTATTTCCGCCGGGGCTAAATGCGGATACAAACCAAACCATCGTAATTGTTAAACGCTAGGAGAAACTATGAGTACTGAACTTGCAATGCTGGACGTGGGCCTACCCGCATACCTTAAAGAACTTGATCTAGACGACACAACCAAAGCCCTAATGGGTGGCGGCGGTAGTGGAGGCATGAAGCGCATCTCCATCAAAGGTGGTGTATGGCGCATGATGGTCAATGGCAAAGAGATTGCCCAACGCGAAGAGCGTTCTATGGATGTAGTCATCGTCGCCGCTGCGCCCAAAGTGTCTCGTACCTTTTACCTAAAACAATTTAGCGAAGGTAGTGAGCCTGTAGCACCTGACTGCTGGTCTGCCGATGGAGAGATGCCTGACGCTAAGGCAAGCATGCCGCAATCCAAACGCTGCGTGGACTGTGATAAGAACCAACCTAGTTCGGGACAAGGCACTAGCCGCGCTTGCCGCTTCAGTCAACGTTTGGCTGTTGTGTTGGCAAACGATCTGCAAGGTGATGTGTTCCAACTCACGCTACCTGCTGGTTCTATCTTTGGTTCTGGTGAGCCGGGCAAGTGGCCCCTGCAAACATACGCAAAGATCATTGGTTCAAAAGGCGTTCCAGTTACCGCCGTGATTACCGAGATGCGTTTTGATACGAGCAGCGCCACACCTAAGTTGACGTTCAAACCAATCCGAGTGCTTGAACCATCTGACCATAAAGTTGTTATCTCGCAAGGCAAGTCTGACGCTGCGATCAAGGCAATTACTATGACCGTGGCTGAAGCAGATGGCGCTAAGCCGCAAGCCGAAGTAAAGCAAGTTAGCGCACCTGTGGCTAAGCCAAAGGTTGAAACGATTGCTGAAACGATTGTTGAAACGATTCCTGAGCCTGTCAAACGCGCTGCCAAGAAGGACGAAGAGCAAGAACCTAAAAAGGACTTGTCGAAAATCCTTGAAGAGTGGGATGACTAATCATGACCAAGGGTTACTCAATACTCACAGCCCGTGAGATTAAGGAAGGCAACAAAGCCTTGCTGGGCGTGCAGCTTGGGGTAATTTGCGTAAACAAGAATATACCCGTTAAAGACGTAGCGGAGTTTTTTAACGTGAGCCGTATTACGATTTATTCTTGGTTCCGGGGCAAGACAGTCGTTTCGGGTAAGTACGCAGATAAGGTACACAAGTTAATTGCTAAGCTAAGCTGATGGTTTAAGGGGGGCTAGGTTAGCTACCGAAGAGGGCGATTACCGTCACGCCTCTGCCCTTTCTTTTTTGATGACGCATAAGGACGGATATGACCACGAGGAATGAGTTTCTGACTCTGGTACTCCCGCCGCTGCACGAAGGTGAGCATTACTGCGCTTTTGGCATTAAGACGGTGACTGATAAGGACGTTGTTCGGCAAAAGTTTGTTGGCAGCATAGAGGAGATAAGCGCACGAGCAGATGCGTTGGTTGGGGAAGAATTTAATGCGTTCTTTGCTATGGCTAAGTTTGGCGACCCGAAGGCTGGTCGTACTACTAATAACGCTATATCGCTGAAGTCGTTTTACATTGATCTCGATTGTGGCCCGGGCAAGCCGTATGTAGATTTGAGCGAAGGTCTATTGGCCCTGCGTAGCTTTTGCAAGACCGCCGGACTACCACGCCCCACGATTGTTAAATCGGGCTTGGGGGCACATATCTATTGGGTGCTAGACACAGATATTCCACGCAAGGAATGGAAGTCTTACGCTGACCGCCTCAAGGAGCTATGTGTAGAGCACAGGTTTGACGTTGACCCAGCCGTAACTGGCGAGGCTGCACGTGTGCTGCGCGTACCTGAGACATACCACGTTAAAGACCCAACTAATCCGATCTTGGTCGAGATACTGCACACGGCCCCCACGCTGCCATTGAGCACAGTGCAGCAACTGTTTGCCCCTAGCGATGACATCCTAAAGGCATTGGAGAAATCTGAGTACCGCCGCCCGATGGATGCAGTCACGATGGCGCTTATGGGTAGCAGCCAGTCACGCTTTAAGACAATCCTGATTAAGTCAGTAGAAGGCACGGGATGTAAACAGATACTTAACATCTATGAGAACCAAGCGACTATTGCCGAGCCGCTATGGAGGGCAGGACTAAGCATTGCGCACCATTGTGTTGACAACAACAAGGCCATCCATGTCTTGTCTAAGCAGCACCCCGACTACTCTGCACACGAGACAGAACGTAAGGCCAACGAGACCAAAGGCCCATACACCTGCGAGACATTTAAGAAGCTAAACCCCATCGGTTGCGAAGGCTGCACACACAAGATAACTTCCCCAATACAAATTGGTAGGGAGATTGCTGAGGCTACGGCAGAAGAAAACGTAGTCATGGACTTGGAGCCTGAGACAAAAGAACTCAAACAATTCACCATACCTACTTACCCGTTCCCGTTTTTCCGTGGCAAGGGTGGTGGTATCTACATTAGAGCCAAGGACAAAGACGATAACGACATAGACGAAATTGTTTACCCGTATGACTTCTATGTGGTCAAGCGTATGCAAGACCCTGACTTAGGCGAGACCCTGCTGCTACGACTGCACCTACCCCAAGACGGGGTTCGTGAATGGATTATGACGTTGCCTAACGTGTTGTCCAAAGAGAAGTTTATTGGGACTGTTGCATCGTTTGGCGTAACCGCGCTGGGCAAGAAGCAAGATTCCTTGATGTTCTATATAACTAAATGGGTAGAGGCATTACAAATGAATTCCAAAGCGGAAAAAGCGCATAGGCAGTTTGGTTGGATTGAGGACGAGTCGGGCATCATCGTTGGCGATAGAGAAGTACGCGCTACCGTGACGGTATATAGCCCACCATCGGCACCAACCCTGCCACTAATACCGTTGTTCCAAGTCAAGGGCGACTTCCAAGTATGGAAAGACACGATTAATACATACGCTAGACCGGGTATGGAGTGCAGGGCATTTGCTTTCTTCATGGGGTTTGGCACACTGCTGATGAAGTTTACCAACCTAGATGGGTTCCTACTCAACTTGGAAAGCCGCGAGTCAGGGTCAGGCAAGACCACGATCTTGCAAGCTATCAACAGTATCTACGGAAGGCCCAAAGAGCTACTACTATCCCCCAAGGATACGTACAACTCCCGCATGAGCCGCCTTGGTGTGATGCAAAGTTTTGCCGTGACGATGGACGAGATTACCAATATGGTTCCCGACCAAATGTCCAACCAAGTGTACGACGTAACTTCAGGTCGTGGCAAGAACCGTATGAAGCAGCACGATAACGCCGAGCGTAGGAACGACACCAAGTTTCAGACCGGCCTTATCACTTCATCTAACCGCTACATAACTGATGCGCTGCTATCTATAAAGGGTTTTCCTGATGGCGAACTGAAACGTATTTTGGAAATCAACATCAAGCCCGATCCGTTTGACGACGCCACATGGGCACGCGAACACTTTGGAAAGCTGATGAACAACTATGGGCACGCCATTGAGCCGTTCTGCAAGGCGTTGGTCGAGCAACTGCCAATGGTCAAGGAGAAACTATCCGAGATGCAAGCGCGAGTAGAGCGCATTGGCGAGATTAAAAACGCTGAGCGGTACTGGGCACTGATGGCATCCCTTGCGCTAACTGGTGGGTCTATTGCCAAAATTCTTGGGTTACACGATATTCCGGTCAAGCCTGTGTTTGACTACGCCATCGAATTGATTAAGGAGACACGCGCCCGCAACCGTGAGTACATGTTTGACGGGGATGATTTCTTGGGTGGCTTTTTGCAGCGGCACTTTAATGAGATACTGGTTATCAATGGCGAGAAGAACGGGCGTACAGGTTTGGATAGCGGGCCGGTTAAGGAGCCACGGGGCGCATTGACTGCGCGATATGAGCCTGATACCAAGATGCTCTATATCGTGAACCGCAGTTATCGAGAAGATTGCGGCAAAAACTTTACTAGCTACGAGGATTCGCTATCGCCATACCGCAAGAGCGGTGCTTTGGTGGGGCAAAAGAAGAAGCGCATGACCTCAGGGACTTCAGCCAATACGCAAGCACCAGTAAACGCCCTGTGCTTTGATACTACTAAGCTGGATTTCTTTAACGAGAATGTACTGCTAAGTGAAGATATTGAACCTGCCGCTGTTGATTGAATGGAATAAGTTTCAACCGGGCACATCTTTCTTTGTGCCTTGTTTAGATCGCAAGGGCGTCCAGAACTTTATCCTGCAAGAAGCCAAACGGCTTGGGTTAAGCGTTGTTTCCAAACAAGTTATTGAGAACAAAATTTATGGGGTGCGCACGTGGCGCAACGAGGATTAATCCTCAAAGAACTTTGCTTCGATCTCAGGACGCAACTTCTTGTTAAACACAACGCCGTTAATCATGTTCTTTTCAGCGTTTTTACGCGCTATTATGGACTTCTGTTTAGTATCACTAGTAATACGTTCGGTGGGATGTGCTGCATTGAAAGAGGCAATGCCATCGTTTACTTCATCAAGCATCTGCGTGTCGCCAGCAGTTTTTGCCATGTCGTATAGATTTAACAACCGCACTCTGCGTTGTAGAACTTCCCGCTCAAATGACTTAGCAGCAGAAGTTTTCTCGTAGGTACTAGACAGGTTTGCTGGGGAAAACCCAAAGGCTTGCATCACTGAGTTGTACGCACTGATATCTTCTTCAATTGGATCACCCTTAAGAGTCTTAGCGCCCTCGGTCATATAACGGAAACCCTTCATACCATTACGCACGAAGCTAGGGGCCAGTGATTCAATGGCGCGTTCTACGTGCCCCTCGTTCATCATCTTGATTGCCTTATCCGCATTGACTGCGTATGAAGCAGCGGGGCCAAGAGCTTGTTGAATAGCAGTCAAAGCAAAGCCATGATCGGCAATGCTACGTGGGTCATCCCGATAAATCAAATCCGTTGCAACACCTATACGGTTGGAGAACTCCATGTTGGTTGCGTAGTTCAACGGGCCTTTGTACAAGAACTCGCCAAAAATATCCCGCATCTGCTCGTTGAAGTCATACGGCTCATCATCATTGCCAAATAGCGCATGAATCATGGTAGCCAATGTAGACATAGCGCCGTAGAACGGCAAGCCCTTTGCGCCACCAAACGCCATTGCCATACCATAGGTTGCAAGAAGTTGTTTACGTGCGGCGTCTCGTACTGATTTACTCTCGCCTTTGAAGGCTTGATGAAACGCACGGGCCATAACAAACGCGCTGTTCCATACAAAAGATTTAAACGTGAAAGCTACGCGACCTAACGGGTGCTGCATCCACTTAGGCGCGGTAGCTGCGATACCTGAGGTATGGACATCTTTTACTGCGGTAATGGCTTCGCGGATAGCGTCTTGCTCACTCTTGCCACTTTGCCTTGCCAAATCATAGGCAGCTATAGCTGTAGTAGCGCGGTTGTATTTCTCAGTTGCCGAGAATGGTAAAGCTAACCCGTTGAGTATTTTTGCCTTGACCCCAGTGAAATCCGCAGTAGTTTCTCTACGCCCTTCCAGCACTTCCCGGGCTGTTGTGTGTTCAAGCTGGGCGTGATCCATCATGGATTGATACAGCGCCTTGTACCGTGGGTTGTTCTGCCACTG